GAAATCCATAAGCAAAACAAAATGGATATCAAGTTACTGCAGTCAGCAACTGAATCCAATATATCCGGCGGCATAGCTTTTAAATTAAAATACGATGAGGTTAAAAAGTATCCACGTATTTTAATACGTAACAGAATTGAGACATTTGTAGTTACTGAATTTGATGACTATGAAAACATAATTAGGGTTCACTTTATTGCATTTCAAGATGATAAGACAATCTGGAAACAGACTTATGAAATGGTGGGGGAGGTCTGCTATATATCTGAAATGTTATATGACACGAAGGATATTAAGACACCTAAAGAAGTAATTATCGAGTATCAACCTCTTGGATTAAATGGCAAATGGCTCAATTTTCTGCCGGTTTATATTGTATCCAATTTAGCGCAACTTGGTGAAGTATGGGGACCGTCAGAACTTAGGGATTTAATACCCATAATTAATGAGATAAACAAAAAGTATTCAGACTTATCAGACTCACTAAAGTTCGATATGTTTGCTGTTACTGTTTTTTTAAATGCTAAAATTCCTAAAGACAAGAATGGTAAACTTGAACTTAAAAATAAGGCTGGCGCAGCATGGCAATTAATGGGCATGAGTCCGACAGATAATGTAAGACCAGAAGTATTTAAACTTCAGGGAACTTTTAATTATACAGATACTTTAAAATATCATATTAACTCACTGGTTGCAGCATTATTTGAATTTGCAGAAGCAGTTAATATCACTCCTGAAACTGTAACAGGACTTCCTGCACTTTCAGGAATTGCATTAAAGTTACTTTTTGCAACTATAATCTCTAAGACAAATAGGAAAAATACTGTATGGAAGTCAAAGCTAGCTGAAATTTATATGGGGACTTTAAAACTAAAACAAATTTATGAAGGCTATGACATACCAGAAGACCTTAATATAGAAATTATAACTCATATTCCTATGCCGGCAAATGAGCTTGAAGAAATAACCGTAGCAACACAAAAACTTGCTGCCGGACTATCAAGTGTTGAAACAGAAATGAATAATTTAGGTATAGAAAATGCACAAGAGGAAATTGCCAAAATATTGGCAGAGAAAATGCAATATGATAAGACTATGAATACTGACAGATTTAAAGAAGTTGAAAGTGAAGTAGGTAATGAAATTAAATAATTTTTATGATATAATAATAGTATGAAAAAAATGTTAGAATCACCAAAAATTATAGTCTATGAAAATGTTAAAAAGATAACAGATATATTAGATGTCTATATCGACATGGAAGACATCAATGAAGAAGAAATTGCAGAAGAAATTTTGAAAAAATTTAATATTGATAGAGGTAGTAAAATAAAGATAATTGACCTTTTTCAAAATGATGTCCAGGCAATTTTAGAAGATGGTAAGATAACTTTAAAGCCGGTAGAATAGATTAAGTAACAATTTTAAATTAAGAGTCTTAAAGAAATTTAGGACTCTTTTTTATTGGAGAATTAATGGCAAATGAATATGCAAAGTATCTGGCAAAACACCGAGTAGATTTTATCAAACTCACGGATAAACAAAATGCCGAATTAGCAAAATTATACATTCAGGCAGCAGCAGAAATTAAAGAGCGTGCAGAACTGATAATAAACAAAAAGGGATTAACTTATGCAGCTGCTAAGATAAGAATTAAATCTCTACTAATTGAAGCAAGCCGGCTATCCGATGGCTTTAAGACAATACTCGATAAAAGTTTAATTGATTCCGCTAATTTAGGCAAGGAAGTCAACGCCTTGATAATGGGTAAGTATCAGGCAAGTCTTGCTAGTGAGGGAGTTAAATTAAATTTAACTAGGATTTTAAGTAAGGTTTCAAACAATGCAATCAAGGCAGTTTATAATAGGATCTGGACTGACGGATTAAAACTATCCGACAGAATCTGGTTACTTGACAGGCGCACAAAACAGGAAATTGAACGAATTGTAATGCAGAATATTGTAAGTGGCGGGGCTGCGAGTGATAAGATGGTAATTTCAGCTTTAGAGAATTTACTTAATCCTGAATATACTCCGGCTAAGTTGACGAGTTTGCATGGACGAAAAGTTGGCTACGAAGCTTCACGATTACTAAGGACTTCAACGAGTGAGGCATTTAATGAGGGTGATAGATTATCGAATAAAGCTAATCCTGGCGTAACAGGGGAAACGTGGCTGGCGGGTCCGGGCGCTTGTGAAGAGTGTCGAGATAATGACGGGCAGGATTGTGAAGACGTTGGATATCCACCGGCGCATCCGAGCTGCGAATGTACGACACTTGCTAAGGTAATGAGCGTGGAAGATTTTACTTCATCGTGGATAGAATTTATGGATAATCCAGATTCACATCCCGAATATCAGGACTGGTTAATAGATGTTTATAAGGCAGCGTGATATATTATGAGTCCCTTTAAATCGAAAGCTCAGCAAAAATGGATGTTCGTTCATCATCCAAAGATGGCTAAAATTTGGGCTAAGCATACTAAAAATATTAAGTCTTTGCCGAAAAAGGTAAAGAGAAAGAAAAGGAAGTAAAATGGTTAATTATGGTTCAAAGGACGGACACGGTAAAGGTGTAGGTATGCCCGGAGGTGGGCGTAGAAATGCTAATACTGCACCCTGCGGTAAAGGCGGCGGTGGAGTAGGTAAAGGTACAAATAGAAAATAATTAAATAAGTTTTTGTGGTATAATTATAGTATAATAAACAAGGGAGTGCCGCATCACTCCCCAAACCTATGCGGAGGTTAAAATGATTTTAAAAGTTAATGAAGTTAAAAAAGCAAGAATAAACAAAATTGCAATATGTGAATGTGATTATTGTAAAAAGATATTTGAAAGAAAAGCATATTTTGCTAAAAGAGTAAAACACCAATTTTGTAATAGGAAATGTTTTGCAAAAGGTATTGGCGGTAAAAATCATTATCTTTATAATAATGATTCCAGGAAAATGCCAAAAGGTTCAAATCATTGGAGTTGGAAGGGTGGCAGAAAGATAACTGATTTTGGATATGTTTTAATTTATAATCCAACCCATCCAAATGCTACAAGAAATTATATTAGAGAACATCGTTTAGTAATGGAGAAAAAACTTGGTAGATATTTGAAATCTACTGAATATATTCATCACAAAAATGGAATCAAGAATGATAATAGATTAGAAAATTTGCAATTAATAGATTCAGGTAAACATAGTAAAAAGTATTTTGAATTAATGGAAGAAAATAATAAATTAAAGAAAGAAATAATTGAACTTAAAAAACAATTAAAAATAATTTCTTAAATATTTAAAAGATTTTATCATAATAGCAATTAGAAGGAGCGTGTAGTTTTCACGCTCTTTTTATTTGCAGAAACAAGGAGAATGAAATGGCTGAAGACAAAAAAGTTATAACAGATGTTGTAACAGACGATGACAAAGATGACATCGATGACTCAGATGAGTCAAAAGTTAATACTGCCGATTATATCAAAAAACTTAAAGCAGAAGCCAAGAGTTATAGAGTAGGTAAGGCAGCGCTAAAGAAGGAATATGAAGATACAAAAGCTAAGCTTGACGCTCTTGAAGCAGAGAAACTGACTGATACTGAAAAAAAGGATAAAAAAATTATCGAACTTGAGAAAAAATTGGTTGACAACGAAGTTAATACTAATCAAGCAAAGACTGATAATTTAATCCTTAAATCAATATCCGGTAAGAACTTTGTAGATATTGACGTAGTTTCAATGTTAGTAAATAAAGAGCTTGAAAGCGAGGAAGAAATAGATGACAAGGTTATCGTTAAAATTGTAGATAAGTTGATAAAAGATAAACCTTATTTAATTTCTTTAGGCGGTGTAAATCCTTCTGATGGCAATTTTAAAAAGCAGGATAACACTATCAAGAAAACCCCTAAAGAACAGTTAGGTGATTTTATACAGGGGAAGATTGATAAGTTATCCTAAATTGAAAGAAGAGGATTAAAATGGCTGATTTGAATTATCAAAATATAACAAATACTGACGAAGGCGGTCAGCTGGTAACTGAAGGATTTTCCGCTGAAGTATTGCAACTGGTTGAAAGTAAGTCGGTTTGCGAGCCATTCTTAAATGTATGGCCGATGGCTCATAAAGTAGAAAATGTAAATACTATTACCGAGGATGCAGAGGCTTACTTTGTAACCGAGGCTTTAAAGAAAAGTAAGTCAAAAATTAAGTTTGGCAATTTCAAAATGGAATTACAGGAAATTGCAACTATAATCCCATTTACCGCAGATTGGGTAAAGTTTGCCAATGTTAATACAACAACATTGCTTGAAAATGCTATTGTGAAAGCAATAACAAAATTGATTGACCAGTCATATTTGGGTTATGTTGCAGGTCCCTGGGCAAACACAATTAGTGGCAGTATACCAGCAGCAAATATTATAGCTTATGGAACTGGTGCTGATTTGCTTACTGATTTGTCGAATGCAATGGGTGCAGTTGAAGCTGCGGAATATGAACCCACTGGATGGGCTGCTCCACTTAGTTTAAAAGCATCTCTTAGAAATTTAAGAGACTTAAATGGATTGCCTATATTCCAACCTGCTAATGCAACAGAACCTGCAACGTTATATGGACTTCCAATCAGATTTTCTGGCAATATGATTGATACTGGTAGTCCTGCTGGAAAGGAAATAATTGTAGGTGCTTGGAATCGGGCATATAAAGGCAATGATCAGGCTATTGAGTTTAAAATGTTGACTGAAGCTACTATTACTCTAAATGATGGAACTCTGTTGAACCTTGCTGAAAGAGATATGGTTGCAATCAGAGCTATAGTTTGGAAAGCATTCAATGTTTTAAGACCTGACTTAGGGCCGTTTGCAAAAGTAACAGGATTATAAAAATAGGTTTATAATGACCTGAATAGAGAGGGTGAAATTCCCTCTCTAAATTTATAAAGGAGTATTATGAAAATACAAATTAATGCAACTGGTCAAATTGTTGACGAACCGTTAAATAAAGCTCAACGAAAAATCAATAAAGGTATTGCTCACGTTGTAAAAGAGGAAGTAAAACCAGTAGAAATAGTAGAAAAACCAGTGGTAAAAAAAGTAATAGAAGCAATCAAAGAAAAAGTTACAGAGATTGATTTGGTTGAACCTATCCCAGAACGGTTTACGAGTTTTGAAGATGAACTTAAGACCAGTAAACCAACTTGGAAATCAAAAAAGAAAAAATCTAAAGAAAAATAACAGATGAAAATAATCCTTAATGTGGCAAGAAATATTTTCCCTGATAGAAAAGAGGCCGGTGATTTAGTTGAATTACCTGATAACTTAGCACTCCGTTGGATTAATGCAGGACTGGCACATTATCCCGGAATATGGGAAATACAGAAATCTAATAAATTCAAGTTTGCCTCTAAAAAACAGCGGGGAGAACCACTGAAATTGAATGTGATTTGTGGGGGATTAATGTTCGGTTATTCTGGTTTTGCCGAAGCAATGCGTAATATAGTATATTCCCTGTATTGCAAGGGCTGTAATGTTATAGCACAACCGCATGATAGAATCAGTGCAGATATCATGAATACTGAAAAGGGTCAAGTTATAAATTCACTAAAATATGTTATTTATAATAATGACCGTAAAACTGTACGCATTACAATGACATCTCCACTTGGAGTTATACACGGAGGCAGTGATTACCGGGTGGGTTATGTCATGTTTGAAACACAGGAGATACCGAAAGTCTTTATTAATTCTCTTAATGTAAATACTGATGAACTGTGGTGTCCTTCAACTTTTAACTTAAATAATTTTACTAAAGCAGGATATAGCCACCCAATATTTGCCATGCCCTTAGGTGTTGATACTGATAGATTTAATCCTGATAATGTTAAACCTTTAGACATTGGAACAGGCGGTAAATTCGTTTTTCTATCTATTATGGGTTGGAGTGCAAGAAAGGGAGTAGATATTTTAGCAGAAGCATACTTGAGGGAATTTAGCAGTGCAGATAATACTGTCCTGTATCTAAAGGGTGGCTGGTATAACCAAGATAAAGCCAGAAAAGAAATTGCACAAATAGTTGCTAAGGTTGGCAAGCCTGATAGTCCTGAAATTAAAATTGATTTTAATCTTTATCCCGATGCCTTGCTACCAGGATTATATAAAAGTGCTAACTCATTTGTCCTTGCAAGTCTTGGCGAAGGCTGGGGATTGAACTATACAGAAGCTATGGCTATGGAACTCCCCACTATCGGTACAAGAGCTACGAGTCAAGTAGATTTTATGACTGATAAAAATAGTTTTTTAATTGATGTTGAGAGTTATAGAACCGAGCCAAAATGTAATTGGATATGTCCTCAATACATCGGAGGTAAATTTTCTATTCCTTCAATGACACACCTGCAGCAATTAATGAGGCAAGTTTATAGTAGTCCAGAATTGGCTAAAGAAAAGGGAATACAGGCAAGAAAAGATATGGTTCGTAAATTTCAATGGAAACACGCTGCAAATAAATGGTTTAAGAGACTGAAAGATTTGGAGGCTAATCTTTAATGGATAAATTTCAGGTAAGATACCTAAAGCATCAGCAACATAAAAAAGAACAGTTAATAAGTGATTATGGGGAAAAGATTATAGAACATGTCAGAGATATAAAAAATGCATATCTTGAACTGATTAGGGGCAGACGAAGCCAAAGAATTTTTAACACAGAGGATATCACCGAAGAAGAACTAAATTTTATCCTTGATTGCCTAATAGAGTGTCCAAGCTCATGTAATAGGCAACCGATTAGCATAAAAATAGTAGAAGATAGAAACTCAAAAGAACT